AGCATTCTCCGGCACAAAAAGAAGGTCACCTGTCGCCCAGTTCGTGATGGATCTTCGTGTGGCATGACTGGCAGAGGGACATCAGATTACTTTCCCTGTGATCGCCGCCCCTGGAGATCGGAAGGATGTGATGCACCTCCTCGACGGGGGTCAGCCGTCCCTCCTTGAGACACATCTCGCAGAGGGGATGCGCCGCCGCGTAGCGGTCACGGATACGTTTCCAGGCTCTGCCGTACTTCTTGTTCACATCCGGGGCGCGTTCAAAGCGGTTGTAGCGGTCTCGCTCGGTCTTCGTATGTTCGGCGCAGTACTGACCGCCCTCGACGGCAAGCCTCGGACAGCCGGGGTGACCGCACGGTCTGCGTGGTTTTCTCGGCATGCTGTCACCTCCGTCTGCGGAACAGTTCACGGAGCTTGTATCTGATGATGTACCAGCACTGTTCGAGCCAGCCCACCTGTCTGTAGCCCATAGCTTTCCTCCGTTTCCGCGCATGAGAAAAGCCCCACGGGGAAGACCCCATGAGGCTCGGTTCATTCTGCTTTTCGCTGATTATATCATAACATAAACGGCGGGTGCTTATCTCTGCTCAAAGGTGCTTAAACCGTTGCATGTTTCAGATAACGATGGGTTCTTCCGGCATAATGACGTGCTGCAGGGCGGAGCCGTGCCACCGTCTGACCGTGGATTTGTCGGCGTGCAGTTCGTCCCCGATCTGCTCCCAGGTCATATTGTGGATGTAGCGGTATCGGAGAACCATCTGTTCGTCCTTGTCGCGGACGGTGTCGATGACGCCGCGCATCTGCTCCTTCAGAGCGACGAGCCGGTCGATCTCTGCGTTTATTTTCTCCTCCAGTTCCATGACCCGCATAATGCACCGCACAAACGGAGCTTCCGTGGGACGGTTTGGATTATGCCGTTCTTCCAGGCTTGGGGAGGAGACGCTCCCCGCCATATCGCGCAGACGCTCCATCTCCTCAATGTCGGAATTGATCCTGTGGTCGAGGCGGTACGCCTGTCTGAGGTATTCTTTCGATGTCATATTTCTTCCTCCTGTAATTTCCGTAGCAGCGCCTCACCGTCGATATTTGTGAGCGCCGCGAACCAGTCGGAACGGAAGAATGCCTCACAATCCGCTATCATGAGCTTCGCGTCTTCGTTCTTCGGACGTTTTTTGTGTTTTTTCCTTGCTTCGCGGTAATCCTTTACGGCTTGCAGGATGATCGCGTTTGCGAGGTTTTCCCAGGGGTCGATCATACGGATGCCCCCAGATTCGCCTTTACGGCGTCGATGAGCGCGTTCTGCGTCCGCTCCTTTTTGCGGAGGGCCTTCATGACGTCCTCGTCGATGGTGCCGGCGGTGATGATGTGGTGGATGATGACCGTATCCTTCTGCCCCTGGCGGTGAAGGCGGGCGTTCGTCTGCTGATACAGTTCAAGGCTCCATGTAAGGCCGAACCATATGAGCGTGGAACCGCCGGACTGGAGATTCAGCCCGTGACCTGCGGAAGCAGGATGGATGATTGCCGCAGAAATCCTTCCCGCATTCCAGTCATCGATATCCTTCGAGGTCTTTATCTCCCTTACGGGGAAACGCGCCTTTATCCGCTCCGCGTCATGCTGATACCAGTAAGCGATCAGTACGGGCTTGCCGTTCGCGCCTTCGATAAGGTCTTCCAGGGCGTCGAGTTTGCGGTCATGGATGTAATGGCTGTTTTTATCCTCGTCATAGACCGTGCCGTTCGCCATCTGGAGGAGCTTTCCGGAAAGCACCGCCGCATTTGCTGCATCGATCTCCGTACCCTTTATCTTTGCGACCATATCCTCTTTGAAAGTGTCATATACGGCCTGTTCCTGCTCGTTCATATACACGGGAACGGCGTTTATGACGCATTCCGGCAGTCTGAGGTAGTCGCAGGATTTCATGGAGATCGTGATGTCCGATATCTGCTCATAGATCCGTTCCTCCGCTCCGGGAAGAGGCTTGTATCTGAACACCACTTCGCCGTTCCGCTTGTCCGGGATGAAATAGGCATTCCGGTAATGCGTGATGTACCGACCGAGCCGTTTTCCGAGATCGAGCAGACGAAACTGCGCCCACAGATCCATAAGACCGTTGGAGGACGGCGTTCCCGTCAGGCCCACGATGCGCTTTACATGAGGTCTGACCTTCAGAAGGCTTTTGAACCGCTTTGCCTGCCAGGACTTGAAGGACGAAAGCTCATCAATGACGATCATGTCGTAATCGAACGGCAGACCGCTTTTGTTTACGAGCCAGTCCACATTTTCGCGGTTGATGATGTACAGGGATGCTTTCTGCATGAGCGCCGCCTTCCGTTCGGCCTCCGTTCCCACCGCCACGGAGTACGTCAGTCCGGCAAGGTGATCCCATTTCCTTATTTCCGAAGGCCATGTGTCCCGCGCCACTCGCAGCGGGGCAATCACAAGCACTTTCCGTATAAGGAAGCTGTCGAGACACAGATCGAAAAGCGCCGTCAGCGTGATCACGCTTTTTCCGAGACCCATTTCAAGCAGTACCGCCGCTATGGGATGCGACAGGATGAACCGCGTCGCATATGTCTGGTATTCATGGGGTTCGTATCGCATTGAGTACCTCCTCGATCTGTTCTGTTCCGTCCACGCAGAAGACTCTGAAGCCGAGGCTTTCCAACTGTCTCTTCCGTCTGACCTGCAGGGGACGCATTGTTTTGCCGGGGCTTTTCAGTTCCACAAACCCGGCACAGCCTCCGGGGAAGAGAATGATACGGTCCGGCACTCCGTCAAAGCCGGGAGATACGAACTTCAGCGCGATACCTCCCATATTTTTCGCTGTTTTTACGAGTTTTCTCTCGATAGTCTTTTCATTCACTGACTGCCTCCGTCTGTCACAGGTCACAGCAGGCACAACTTTCCCCCTATATTTACTACGCGCGTGTTCGCGCTCACGGTTTCTGCTTCCGGTTTTGTAAAAGCCGTTTTGAATATAAGGGGAAATGGTTGTGTCGTGCATGTTCGTTACGTGCTTCTGACGT